GAATATAACGATGTAATGCATAATGCATACCTAGTTGTTATAAACCAGAAAACTATAGATTCTCTATATGAGGATCTAAAGCTTTCGGGAAAAGATTACTTTACCTTGCCTTTTGATTTCAATAAACCTAGCAGTGTACTGGAGATTTTAATAGACCACTACTCTGATATGGAGGATTATGAGAAATGTGCAAAGTTAATACATATGAAGGATGTTTAAAGACACAGTATTGCTGCATCAGTCTGCCATTAACTATATGGAGAATGGTCACTATACATCTGCTATGCCTGGGACACAGGCGTACTATGATTATTGGGATGAAGAAAAGAATAGGTGTTTATACGGATATACTTCCGGAGATATAACCATTACAGGTAATCATTATTTTTATCTTAACTATTGCCCTATTGATAGATCTGTTAAAGAGATATTACCAGACGGTACAGAGATTGCCAGGCGTGAGAGAACTTTTCCTGCGTTTTATGATGGTGATTTTAAGTATTTTACAGCGATAGACACATGTAGGAGAGAAAATAAACATATGACAGTGTTGAAAGCACGTCGTAAGGGATATTCTTACAAAGCTGCTGCAATGTTAGCTCGGAACTACTTTTTTATACGTAATAGTAAGAATTATGTGTTCGCAGGGCAGAAGGAATACATCATTGGGGATGGATTACTCTCTAAGACGTGGGAAATCCTTTCATTCATAGATGATAACACAGCATGGACTCAACCTCGCATTAGAGACAGAGAAATGAGTAAGATGTCTGGGTATAAGAAGAATGTAAACGGAGCAGATGTAGAATTAGGAATGAAGTCCCAGATTATCGGAGTATCTCTGAAAGATAACCCTGATAAGGTAAGAGGGAAAGCAGGTGAGCTTATTTTCTTTGAGGAAGCAGGTGCATTTCCAGGATTATTGAAAGCATGGGAAGTAGCAATGCCTACGATGCGTCAAGGAGCAAATACTCTTGGTACTATGGTAGCTTTTGGTACTGGTGGTACAGAGGGTGCAGATTTTGAAGGGATGGAAGAGTTATTTTACAACCCTCATTCATATGACTGTTTGGCCTTTGATAACATATGGGATGTTGGTGCCGGTGGTACTAAGTGTGGACACTTTGTGCCAATTTATGAAAACCTAGAAGGGTTTATAGATAAGGATGGTAATTCTGACAAGGATACTGCAATAGAATTCGAGGAAGGAAACAGGACTAAGAAAAAAGGTACTAGTGATCCTAAAGCACTTGATCAGTATATTGCGGAGCATCCTTTAAATCCCAGAGAGGCGACATTGCAGATTTCTGCAAACCTGTTTGACATAGCTTCTTTACAAGCTCATTATAACAATGTGAAAGTCAACAAGTTAGATAAGATAGGAACTTCTGGAAGATTACTTTACGGTAAGGGTAACAAAATTGAGTTTAAACTGGATGGAGATTGTAAACCTATTATAAGGTATCCACACAGGAAAGAGGATAATCTTAAAGGAGCTGTTGTGATATACGAGGCGCCTTATAAGAATCTAAAGGAACAAGTTCCTGCAAACCTCTACTTAATCTGTCATGATCCATATGGCCAGAATCAATCTGCAGATTCATCTTCTTTAGGTGCTGTATATGTATTAAAGAGAGTTAATAATATCTCTACTCCAGATGATATGATTGTTGCAAGCTATGTGGGTAGACCTAATACTCAAGATGATTTTAATAGGAATCTATTTATGCTTGCAGATTATTATAATGCTAAGATAGGGTTTGAGAATGACCGTGGAGAGGTTATTGCATATGCTAAACGTTACAGAAAATTACACAAGCTCCAGGAAGAGTTTGAGATGCTTGATAAGAAGAACCTTAGAAGTAAGACAGTAAAAAGACAGTTTGGGATGCACATGACAGAGCCCCGGAAACGTCAAGGAGAGTTATATATTAGAGACTGGTTGAATGCTGTGAGGCATAAGAATGAAGACGGATCTCAAATACTGAATATGCATAAGATATATGATTTAGCTCTATTACAAGAGTTGATAAAGTTTAATCATATGGGGAATTTTGATAGGGTGATGGCCTTTATGATAGGAATGTACCATACAAGAGAACTATACAACTCGGAGGTTAGAGATGTATTAGAAGACAGAACTGCTGATAAATGGTTTGACTCAAACTACTATTAGTGGTATATTATAAAGATTGCTATAAAATCAAAGTATAGCCTTTTTTATTCATAAAAATTAATTATTTTTGTAGGATATGCACTTAGGATCAGAAAAAATACCACAACAAAAGTTACCACTATCAAAGAAGACAAAGATTTGGAGGGAAGCCTGCGTGTCCGCGTTTATTGATATGTCTAACAGTTCTTCTAGTACAAGGAAGGATGATTTAAAATCGTTATATGATTATTATAACGGTGTAATTGAGGCGTCTGACTATAAGTACGTGTTAAGTCCGTACGGTAAGACCCGTACGAATTTCCCATCCAAAATGCGGAATTACCCCATCATCAAACCTATAATTGATCTTCTCCTGGGGGAAAAATCTAAACGGCCCCTCAATTACACTGTAAGTGTTTTAAATGATGATGCTGTTTCTCAGAAAGAAAAGCAAAAGCATGAGCTTCTTATAAAGAACTTGGAAAAGCAATTTATAAACAAGCTACAAGAACAGGGGATGGAGACAGGTATGGGAGAGCAGCAAACTGAGCCTCCTGAAGATATTATAGCAATGTTTGAACGTAGTTATACAGATAACAGAGCTATTTTAGGTCAACAATCTTTAAACTATATTATACAATCTCAAGAAGTTAATTCTAAGTTTCAAAAAGCTTGGTTTCATTATCTAGTGTCTGGAGAAGTTTATACTCATAGAGGAGTCCGTAATAAGGAACCTTTCTACGATGTTATAAATCCTATAGACGTGGATTACGATATGGATCCAGATTTAGAATATGTAGAAGACGGTGATTGGGCTCTTGTACGTAAATATGTACACGCTTCTACAGTTATTGATCACTTTAATCACATATTATCTGAGACTCAGGTACTAGAATTAGAGGATCCAAGACAAACAGAGGCAGATAACTACTTACTTTATACTAGATCAAGTACAAGCACAGACCCTAACGTTCATAGAAATAGATTGATCGAAGTGGTTAATGTTTACTGGAAATCTAGAAAACGTGTAGGATTTGTTTCGTACACAGACACTGAGACTGGTGAAACAGAGGAGTTTGAGGTAGAAGAAGGGTACAAAATTCCTATGGAATTAAAGGAACTTGGTGGAACTCTTACATGGGTGTGGCACAATGAGGTATGGAAAGGGACTAGAATTGATGGTAGAATGTTTATAGATATTGCTCCTATAGCTAACCAACGAACGTCTTTGAACAATCCTTCTAAGTGTAAGCTCCCAATTAATGGAAGACGTTACTCTGATGTAAATTCTAAAAATATTTCAATAGTTAGTCTTGGTATTCCGTACCAACTTAACTATAATATATACAAATATAGGTTGGAACTCGCTATCGCTCGTTCAAAAGACATTGTAGCACAGTTTGATATTAACATGATCCCAAAGAAATGGGACATGGATAAATTTATGTACTTTGTAGAAGGTACTGGTATTGCATGGGTAGATTATAACAAAGAAGGTGTTCAACTTTCCCCACAGCATCAGTCTGTACTTGATATGTCAATTAAAACAATTGAGCAGTATATAATACTTCTTAACTCTATTGTAGAGGAATGGGAAAAGCTTTCTGGGGTTAACAGACAACGTCAAGGTCAGATTAGTCAGTATGAAGGTAAGGCTTCTAGTCAACAAGCTATTGTACAATCTTCTCATATTACGGAAGATTTATTTAGAAAGTTTGAAGGTTTAGAACAAAGAGATATGCAAGCAATGCTTGATTACTCTAAAGAAGCGTGGATTACTGGGAAGAATGCTATGTATGTGATGCCTGACGGTGCCGCTGAGTACTTAAGCGTAGATCCTTTATCTCATATAGAAGCTGATTACGGTATATTTGTTACCAACTCAGGTAAAGAGCATGAAAAGATTGAGAAT